CTGAAGACCGTGCTAAGTTTGTTGCAAAAATGCAAGAAGCAAGCGGCACATTTGACCAATTTTTAGTTAAAACACTTAGTGAAGAAATCAAGGAACTAAAGTCAGAAAGAGCAGATCAGCAAGCACTGGTTGGCAAACTCGAAGAGTTTGTTACCGCACAGCTTTCTGAGGAAATTTCAGACTTCCAGAAAGATCGTCAAGATGTTGTTGAAACTAAAGTAAGATTGGTTAAAGAAGCTCGTGAGCAGTTTGCAAACCTCAAAGAGAAGTTTGTAAAGCACACAAGTCAAGCCGTTAATGAAGCAGTAACTGGCTATCTAAAAGGTGAAATGACTCAACTTAAAGAAGATATTCAAATCGCAAAAGAGAACTCATTCGGACGTAAAATATTCGAAACTTTTGCTACAGAATTTTCATCAAGTCACTTAAACGAAAATCAAAAAATTAAGGAACTAGAAGCAGCAGTCCAAGCGGCTACTGAAGAAGTTTCACAAATCAATGAAAGTCTTGAAGAAAAATCTAAGATCGTTGAGAGCAAAGAGCAAGAAATTGCTTTAATTAATGAGGGTGTAGAGCGTAAAGAAACACTAAACACACTTCTTAAGCCACTCAACAAAGATAAGGCAGCGATTATGACTGACCTACTAGAAAGCGTACAGACTGCAAAGTTGCAGACTGCTTTCGACCGTTACCTACCAGCAGTACTAGATGGTAAATCGATGATTAAAGAATCAAAGAAAGAAACTATCACAGAAAGCCGTACTGAAGTAACAGGTAATAAAGAACAAAAAACAGTCCAGGTTGAAGAAGGAAACGATAACATCGTTGATATCCGCAAACTTGCTGGCTTAAAATAAAGTACAACAGAGGAGACTTAAATGTCAGACGTACTACTAGAAAGCCGTTGGGACGATACCAAAGATGCACTTCTTGAAGGTCTAGAAGGTAATCGCCGTAACAGCATGGGTGTTGTTTTAGAAAACACTCGCAAATACTTGAAAGAGGCAGCTACAGCAGGTGCTTCAGCAGCAGGCAACGTAGCGACACTTAACCGTGTAATTCTACCAGTTATCCGTCGTGTAATGCCTACAGTTATCGCTAACGAAATCGTTGGTGTACAGCCAATGCAAGGTCCAGTTGGTCAGATTCATACACTTCGTGTACGTTATGCTGAAACAACAAACGATGCATCAGCAACTAACACAGACACAGTAGCAGGTGACGAAGCATTGTCACCATTCAAAATTGCTAACGCATATTCTGGTTCACTTACAACAGGTAAAGCAGACAGCACAGCAGCAAAAGAAGGTAATGGCGGTCGTGCATTATCAATCCAGATCCTAAAGCAAGCAGTTGAAGCAAAAACTCGTAAGCTACAGGCACGCTGGACATTTGAAGCAGCTCAAGACGCACAGTCAATGCATGGCATTGATGTCGAAGCTGAAATCATGGCAGCACTTGCACAAGAAATCACTGCAGAAATTGATCAGGAAGTACTAGCGTCATTACGTTCACTAGCCGCTACTGAAGAAACATTCAACCAAGCAGCAGTTTCTGGTACAGCAACATACGTTGGTGACGAGCATGCAGCACTTGCAGTTCTAATCAACCGCACAGCAAACAAGATTGCACAGCGCACACGTCGTGGTGCAGGTAACTTTGCAGTTGTTTCACCTGAGTCACTAACAGTGCTTCAGTCAGCATCAACTTCAGCGTTTGCTCGCACAACAGAAGGCACATTTGAGGCACCAACAAACACTAAGTTTGTAGGTACACTTAACGGTGCAATGCGTGTATATGTTGATTCATATGCAGCAGACGCAACAGCAGTACTTGTTGGCTACAAAGGCTCAAGTGAAACAGATGCGGCAGCATTCTATTGCCCATACGTTCCGCTAATGTCAAGTGGCACAGTGCTTGATCCAGACACATTTGAGCCAGTCGTATCATTCATGACACGTTATGGTTATGTCGAGCTATCAAACACAGCAAGTTCACTAGGCAACGCAGGCGATTATGTCGGCGAAGTTGCAATGTCAAACATCTCATTCTCATAAGTCTAACTTATAGAATAGGAACACAGAAACAGGCTCTTCGGAGCCTGTTTTTTGTTAAATACAGTATCAGCAAAGTCTGATTTATGCGGTATACCAACCGCGTAGTGGGCTAAAACCCGCATAAGGAGAAACAAAATGGGAAGACCAATTAAAAGCGCCGAAACAGTAGGCGGAACATCAAAACTTGCTAGTGTAAACACAGTATTGCCAATTGGTGCAAGTGGACTAGGCGGCAATCAGATGATTATGAAAGGCTTTGTAACTGGTGGTAGTGCTCAAGACACAACAGTTATCATTCAAAAGGGTACAAAACGTTTTCGTTGTACAACTGCAACTGGTACAGAAACACTAACTCTTGTGCCAGTAGTACATGGTTCAATTGCTGCAGGCCAGTGCCAGATTACTGGTACAGACAGTGCAGGCGGAACTTACTTTGCTAGTAAGATCACAGGACGTCACTTTGTAGTTGGTGCTCAAGGCACAGGCTCGCAGTTTGCAGTAGGCGATAAAGCAAATATCGTAGCATCAAGCCCAGTTGAAGACGTAAGTGTAAGTATTCCTAACGGCTAATAGTTACTTGACTAAAATAAAGGGTTACAGTATAATACACTGTAACCTTTTTTATTGACATGATTGAATTTGCATTTATATTGGGTAATGGCGTAACACGTTTAGAAGTAGTTCCAGAAGAATTACTCCTGCGAGGCAAAGTCTATGGCTGTAATAGAATATATGAGGAGTTTGAACCCACTATACTAGTAAGCACAGATCGTGGTATGGCAGAAGAAATACAACTGAGTGGTTATAGTAAACGGCGCCAGCACTATACACGCAAACAACATGTAATAGAACATAGCGGTGCTAGAATATTGCCACAGCAAATACATAATTTTAGCAGTGGGCCTGCTGCATGCGGACTTGCTTGTTTAACTGATGCAGAGTATATATTTTTAATAGGATTCGATCTCAAAGGACAGCATAACTTTATAAACAATATATACGCTGGTACTAAAAATTATAAGAGTAAAGACAGCGCACCAACACCTTGGAGTCTTTGGGAAACACAGATTAGCACATTGCTTACAAAATTTCCTAGTAAAAACATAGTGCATGTTAATCCATTGCATGGATTTACTAGTGTTTCTTGGTTGAAACACACAAACTTTAAAACAATGTATTTGACTGAGTTCCAACAAGTGATAAATAATCTATAAGCAGGAATTTAAACAATGAGTCAAACAAAAAGAATCGGCGGAGCATATACAATCACTGCCAGCGGTGGTACTACCATCGACAGTGCATTAGTTGTTACTGGTAACTTAACAGTAAGCGGCACAACCACAACTGTATCAACAACCAATGCGGCTATTAAAGATAACATTGTTGTTTACAACGATGGTGAGTCAGGTGCAGGTGTTAGTGGCGGTGCAGGCAAATCTGGTATTGAAATTGATCGTGGTAGCGTTGCAAATGCACAGTTTGTTTTTGATGAAGCAGATGATAAATTTAAAATAAGTTTAGATGCAGGCTCTTCATTCTCAAACATAATGGTTACTAGTAGTTCAGGATCAACAGTAGTTGTAGATGATACGTCACCTCAACTAGGTGGCGATTTAGAAACTAACGGATTTAATATTGTAAGTGCAATTAGCAATGAAGATATTCAGTTGGTACCAAGTGGAACTGGCAAAGTAACAGTTGCAAGTGCGCTTAAATTAAATGATCAGTCAGTTGTTCCTAGCAGTGTAACAGGTGCAACATTGCTGTATGCAGACACAGCGGCAGGTGGTGGCACAGGCGTGTACTTTGTAGATGGCAGTACTAGTGACGAACTTGTAAGTAAATCTAAAGCCATCGTATACGGATTAATTTTTTAAAGGAACTAACAAATGGCGATTACACAAGCAGGTGCAGTAGGCACAAGTGCAACAACAGTATACACAAGCAGTGGTACAACCGCTATTACTTGTATGTTTTTTATGAATGACAACGCTAGTGCAAGAACAATGGATGTTCATGTTGTACAAAGCGGTGCTAGTTTAGCAACAACAAATAAGATTGTTAAAACAATTACCATTGATCCAGCAGATACTTATGTCGTTAACCTAGAAAAATTAGTACTATCCAACGGCGATATGATTCAATGTGTTGCTAGTGCAGCATCTAGTATTATGCCAACAGTTAGTTCGGTAACAATCTAATGGCTGGCTTTGTAAAAACAAAAGGCAGAGCTGATGGTGGTGATACTATTAAAGCAACAGATGAAGGCGGTTTAGAGATTCCAGCAGGAACAACTGCACTTAGGCCCTCAGCCGCAAAAAAAGGCGACTTAAGATTTAACACTAGTATTGATAAAATGGAATACTTTGACGGCAGTGCTTTTGTTCAGTTTAGTAAAGAAGGCAATGTTGCTGTTACGCAAGATAGTTTTACTGGTAATGGATCAACAACTGCATTTACAATGAGTCAAGCAGTCACAAGCAATCAGCCCCAACGTGTTATTGTTGCTGTAGGTAACGTTTTCCAAAATCCAGCCACTGCTTATACACTAAGTGGTACAACTATTACATTCACAAGTGCTCCTGGTGGCAGTGAGAGTGTAGTTGTTATTCATGGAATCGACAGTACAACTCACTAAGTATAAATACACTTAATAAACCCTGTCACCTCGGACGTTAGTAGGTGATCGCAGGATAGCGGAGTGTAGGTATGGCTATAAGTCGTATTGGGGGCAGAGCTCTCAAAGCAAATTTAGAACGTGATAGCAATTTAGCGTTTAATACTACAACTCTCGTAGTAGACTACTCCAATGGTCGCATTGGTATAGGAACAGCAAGTCCTTCAAGCACATTAAATGTCGTAGGCAATACTGCTATTAGTAGCGGTACGCTTGCTCTCGATCAAATTACTATTGCAGGTAATAAGATTGAAAGCACAGCAAGTAATGCTAACCTTACACTGGATGCTAACGGCACTGGTACTGTTGATATTAGAGCAAACACTACTATTGATGGCAGTATTACACTACAAAGTGGTGTAGCAATAAGCAGCATACTTGACGAAGACAACCTGGGCAGCGATAGTGCAACTGCACTTGCTACACAACAGAGTATTAAGGCATATGTGGATGCACAAGCAGCCGCAAGCACTGGTATGCAACTTACACTAGGAACTCCTGCAGATAGCAGTCTCACAACAGACGCAATGTTTAAAGGACTAACTGGTAGTTCAAAGATAACAGATGCTATCGACAGTATTAATGAAAGTTTACAAAATGTTCTTAATAGTACCGCAGTAAGTAACGTTGCATTTACTAGTGATGTCACAGCAGGTGGCGCAGGTTCAGCAGCAACCCTTACAATTACTGCAGACGGTAATCCAAACAGGTACACAGTCAACTGGGGTGATGGTACAACAGATAGCAGTCTAACAGATAGCACACCTACACATACATATAGCAGCAACACCGGTAGTCCATTTGATGTTAGTGTTACAGCATTTAATGCAAGTGGTAGTGGCGATGGTAGCACTGAAACACTTGTTAAAACAGATTTCATAACAATCTTCACAGCAAA